CTTATAAGATGTATTACTATGTATTCTTCTAAGGAAGAAATGGTAGCTAATGTTTATGCTGAAATTATTGCTCGTTATTATATGAAAAATGGTAAAGTTGAAGAGCGTAAAGAGAAGCATTATGCCTCCTATTTGTCATTTTATAGAAGGCATCATGTTGCCAAGAGTAATTTAGCTCTTCGTCCAGTTACTAAACATCGTAATGCTATTATTGAGACAAATGTTCAACCTGCTTCATATGTTCGACCTTTGGTTGCTAAGCTTACAAAAAATTATCTTCATGAAATTTGTGGAGTTTCTAATTATGCTAAAGGTTCTCTTGTAGATCGATGTGTTCGTATTCTTAGTTGGGAAGATACTGTTTATGAGCCCTTTTCCTATAAAATGGATTTTAAAGGCGATTTTATGGGTCCTACTTTTCCTAGAGTAGTCTTTTCGACTAATAATATGACAGCGTGTAAACAAGTTAATATGTTTGCTGGTTTTGGTAAAAATACTGCTAGGCGTGGTGAGTCTTTTCTTAGACTTCGTCGTCTTCTTCCCAATGCTCTTAAGTGTATGCATGTTGCGATAGATACTGATAAGTATGTTGGAAAACATCATTTGCTTTGGGATCCTAGAGAATGTGTTAAATGGATAAATCTTAATACAGGTGGAGGTATTGATCTTTTGAAGGCTGGTGTCGTTGAGGTGGACGGTGTTAAACACTTTGTTCATGATACTGGAAAAAAGATTTTTATTCTTGAACCTGCTATTCGTGGTCTCCATAGGTTTATAGTAGGTAAAATTAATGGTGAGCCTATAGATCTTGTTGATCTTGAGGTTGTTCGTCAGAAGCAAGAATGGCGAAAAGCTACTTCTCTTAAAGAGGAGGATTTGATAAAACTTCTCGATAAGATGAGAGAGTTTTTTTTGCCCTTCTTTAAAGCTTATTTTATTTTCTCATTTTTTAATGGATCATCGTAGAAAAAAAGAAACTGGTAAACTTATTCGTATAGGAATGACATTTAATTGGGGAGGTGCTTATCTTTTAGCTCTTTATTTACATTATGATGATGATCGTTTTTTTTTGGGTTGATGGTGATATTTCTCAACTTGATAAGAATATTCAGGATTGGATGCTTATGCTTTATGTCGCATGTGGTGGAAGGTACTTTGCTTGGGATGATTATGATGATAATGCTCGTGAGTGTATGGAGTTTTTTTTAAAGACTCTTATGTATAAGATCAGTCATAAAATTGTTCTTCATTTGGGTAATTTTTGGCAATTTATGAGAGGAGTTATGCATTCTGGTGGTAAAGATACATCTCATGGAGATAGTTGGATAATGGCACTTCTTTTCTATCTTTATTGTATGGATGTAATAGAAAGAAATCCCCACATAGCTGATATGGTTATGAATATGCTCGTTCTTATGATTATAGTTATTGTAGTCTTTGGTGATGATCATATTTGGGCTTGTCCTATTGTTTTACACCCATATATTAATGCTGAAGGATGGACTCGTTTCTTGGCTCAATTTTGTCATATGACTCTTAGAGATGCTAAAGAATATACTAAGTTTCTGTCAACAGTGGATCATGTCTCTGGAACTTTTCTTTATAAGGGTCCTGTTTTTCTTAAACGTCGATTTGTTCTTTCCCATATTCCTGGAACTGCGCTTGTTCTTCCTTATAAGGATATAAATGAAACTATGGTTAATCTTTTTCTTAAAGAGCAAGATGCTGATCCTATAGATTATATGTTATCATGTGTAGGTCAAATGTATGATACTATGGGTACTAATGAGATTGCTTATAGGTATGTAAAAAAATTTTTCGATGATGTATGTAATTATTATGTTATCGTTAATCCTCGAGAAGCTTTACGTCAGGCGTTGGAAGATCCTGAACGACGTCTTAAAGTTATAAAATATATGCGTAGAATTCATTTAACTGATGTAGAGATTTTAGCAAGCATACCTAGTTTAAAAAAATTACAGTCTTGGCATAGGTATATACCTTCAAAGTGTGATTTTGGTGGAGTTGATATTCCCACTGAATTTCATTATGAGATTTAAATAAATAATAATAAAAA